GTCGAGTGCGCCAGGTGCCACCGACTCATCCCGCCTGGCGGTGACGGGATCTGTCCGGCACCGAGGGGTGGGAGGCGCTGTGGCAAGAACCACGAAGGCTGGGACCTCGACCACGACGACCAAGACCGCAGCATCTGGTCGGGCCCGGCCCACGTCTGCTGCAACCGGCGGGCCGGCCAGCTCGTCGCGGCGAAGGCCCGTGTCCGCCAAAGCCGCCGTCAAGAAGCCACCGGTGAAGAAGGCGGCCGCCAAGAGGGGCGTCGCATCTCGTCGAGGGAATGGTGACCTTCGTCCAGCCACCCAGCCGGCCACCGTCGTGGCGTCGGTCACCCGAGACCTCGAGCGACTCGCCCTGGTCGACGCCGACCTAGCCAACTCGGGCCTGGCCGCTGCCGCTCTCGCCCTGGCGCGGGACATCGACGACCGGTACAACTCGGCAACGTCCAAGTCGATGTGTGCCAAGGCACTGCTCGACATCACCGACCGGCTGCGGGAACTGGCGCCTGCTGAAGCCGAAAGGGACGAGCTAGATGACCTTGCTCGACGTCGCGCCGCTCGCATCGCGGGGCATCCAGCGTCCTAGACTTTGCTCGGTACCTCCGTACGTCTCGACCTCCGGCCCGGAGATCGTCGAGCTGTCGGCCATGGCCGGGCTCTACCTCGACGAGTGGCAGCAGTTCATTCTCTCCGAGTCACTCGGCGAGCGCCCCGACGGGAAGTGGGCGGCCTTCGAGGTCGGCGCCATGGTCTCTCGCCAGAACGGCAAGGGCGGACTCCTCGAGGCGCGTGAGCTCGGCGGTCTGTTCGTCCTCGGCGAGCGGCTGATCATCCACTCCGCCCACCAGTTCGACACCTCGCTCGAGCACTTCCGTCGGATCCTCGGCCTCATCGAGGAGACCCCGCAGCTGTCGAAGCGGATCAAGCGGGTGTCCAACGCCCATGGCAACGAGGGAATCGAGTTGAAGTCCGGCCAGCGGATCCGCTTCCGCACCCGGACCAAGGGCGGCGGTCGTGGGTTCACCGGTGATTGCCTGGTGCTCGACGAGGCGATGGACATCCCCGAGGCGACGCACGGCGCTCTGGTGCCGACGCTGTCCGCCCGACCGAACCCGCAGATCTGGTACACCGGCTCGGCCGTCGACCAGGAGATCGACGACAATGGCGTGGTGTTCGCCCGGATCCGGGAGCGGGGCATGTCCGGCCAGGACCCGTCACTCGCCTACTTCGAGTGGTCGGCCGATGGCCAGATCGACAAGATCACCCCGGACTTCGTCGCCGACCAGCAGCACTGGGCCGAGGCCAATCCCGCGCTCGGGATCCGCATCTCAGCCGAGCATGTCGGCCACGAGCGACTCTCGCTGAGCATGAGGAAGTTCGCCGTGGAACGACTGGGCATCGGCGACTGGCCCATGACCGACGACATCTCGACGAGGGTGGTCCCCCCGGAGCAGTGGCGGGCCTGTCGGGACCGTGACTCGCAGGTGAAGAATCCGGTGTGCTTCGCCGTCGACGTCACCCCGGACCGGTCCAGCGCCTGCATCTCGATCGCTGGCGACCGTCCCGACGGGAAGCAGCACATCGAGGTCCTCGACAACGATCGGGGCACGGGGTGGGTTGTCGAGCGGGTCGCCGAGCTCGTCAAGAAGTGGAAAGCCTACGCCGTGGTGATCGACCCTGGTGGACCCGCCGGGTCCCTCGAGTCTCAGATCACCGATGCGGTGGGCATGGACGCGGCCGGCCGGTCGCTGGCCATGATCATCACCACGAGGGAATACGCCCAGGCATGTGGCGTCTTCTACGACGCCATCGTCCAGGGCACGCTCCGTCACCTCGGTGACGACGAGCTCGACGCCGCGATCGACGGGGCGAAGACCCGCAAGCTCGGCGAGGCGTGGGCCTGGGACCGCAAGAGCTCGGACGTCGACATCTCCCCGCTGGTGTCCTGCACCCTCGCCCTGTTCGGAAACTCCCGCCGGCCGAAGACCAAGTCCCGAGTGATCAACCTGAACGACATCTGACCAGGAGGTCACCCGTGTCCCTTCGCCACCAGGACGTTGAGACCGGGCCCGTCGAGTGGATCGAGTCGGTCCTCCGGAAGCGGATCATCGTCCACCTCCAGTCCGGCCAGACGATCGAGGGCTCGCTGACCGCAACCATGGAGGACGGTCTGATCCTGCGTGCAGCCTCGCTGCTCGAGCCCGGCGGCCAGCGGACACCGATGGCAGGGGAGACGTTCGTCCCGCGGGAGAACGTCGCCTTCGCCCAGCTCGATGAGTAGCCCATGGAGATCCTGACCAGGGACCGCCACTTCGAGACCCGAGGTGCCAATCCGCTTGCCCAGTGGGGCAGCACTGCTCCTCCGTCGAACGGCCAGCAGGGCGTCACGGCCGCCGGAGTGAGCGTCTCGGAGCACACGGCACTCCAACTCGCCGCCGTCTACGGCTCGGTGTCGATCATCGCCGACTCGCTCGCCACGCTGCCCATCCGGCAGTGGACCGCGACAGGTGACACCACGGCCAAGCAGATCGACCCGTCGACGGTGATCGAGCAGCCATGGTCGGAGATCACCCGCCGGGACTTCATCACCCAGGGCACTGTCTCACTGCTGCTCCGGGGGAACCTCTTCGGGAACATCACGGCGTGGGACCGGAAGATGTACCCGGAGCAGGTCCGCCTGGTCCACCCGGACCACGCCCGAGTCCGCCGCGGCAGCAGCGGCGCCGTCGAGGTTCGCTACTGGAACCAGCTCGCCGATCCCGACACCGTGACCCGGGCGATGGCCCTGTCGCTCCCCGAGGGACTTGTCGGCCTGAACCCGATCGAGAACTTCCGGAACGTGCTCGGGATGGCCCGGGCCCAGGACCTCTACAGCGGGGCGTTCTACGCCAACTCGGCCCGACCGGACGGGGTGATCCAGGTCCCCGGCGACCTGGACGTCGAAGAGGCCAAGGCCATGAAGCAGGCCCTGCTCGAGGCCCACCAGGGGATCAACCGATCACACCTGCCGCTCGTGCTCACCGGCGGTGCCGAGTTCGTTCCGATCACCATGAACCTGGCGGACATCCAGTTCTTGGAGCAGATGCAGTTCAGCGCCTCGGTGATCTCCGGGATGCTCTACCGGGTTCCGCCCCACATGATCGGCATGGTCACGAAGGACACCTCGTGGGGCGCCGGCATCGAGCAGCAGGAGCTCGGCTATGTCCGCAACACCCTGCTGATCTGGCTCTGCCGGTGGGAAGACCTCCTGACCAGCTGGCTGCCGCGTGGCCAGTTCGTCACCTTCGATCTTTCCGAACGCCTGCGCGGCGACACCCTGCAGCGCTGGGCCGCCTACCAGATCGCCCGGGTCATCGGAGCGATGAACAACGCCGAGATCCGCGAAGCCGAAGACCTCCCGCCGGTCCCGGACGAAGCCCTCTCCGCCTACGACCAGCCGCTCAACTCCTCCCCGATGCCTGCGGCCGTCACGCAGGGCGGTGACAAGGCGAACTGAGGTAACCCATGCCCGCCACACCGGTCCACCACACGGCTACCGACGACGGCGAGTGGGATGGTCCCGCCCAGGAGAAGAAGCTCGAGACACCGCTGACGAAAGCGATCGGCGACGACACCTTCGCCTGGGTCGACCCTGACGGCGACGAGACAACGAAGTCGGCGTGGAAGTTCATCCACCACTTCGTGTCGAAGGACGGCCTGCCCGGATCCGCATCGACGCTGGCCTGCTCCACGGGCATCGGTGTCCTGAATGGGGCCCGGAAGGGCACCACCATCCCCGCCGCCGACCGTGAGGGCGTCTGGAAGCACCTCGCCGCGCATCTGACCGATGCCGGCGTCAAGGAGGAAGACGTGCCCGAACTCAAGTCACGGGAGGACCTGCTCGAGGAGCTGGCCGCCACCGACAACAAGTGCAACCGCTGCAACGGCGAGGGGACCATCTCGCTGAACGACCAGGACCTGGAGTGTCCGCAGTGCGGCGGCTCCGGGGAGGGCGATGCCAACGCCGACGACCAGGCGAACGCCGCTCCGAAGATCCCGGCCACGGCGATCCGGGCCGAGCTCCGTGGCGTGCCGGAGTCCCGGGTGTCGACCGGACCGAAGTTCGAGCTCCGGGAGATCGCCAACGGCACCGGCGGGACCAACCTCCGCTTCACCGGTTTCGCCTCGGTCACCGACGCCGAGTACGAGATGGAGGACTGGCAGGGCCCCTGGGTCGAGTCGGTCGGCATCGGGGCGTTCGGGAAGACCCTCAACGAGGGCGCCGACGTCGCCTTCCTGCTCAACCACGAGGGCATGACTCTGGCCCGGACCAAGCCGGGGACGCTGAAGCTCTCCGAGGAGACCGACGGCGCCAGCAGCCCCGTCTACGGCGTCACCGGCCTCCACTCCGAGGCCCTGCTCGATCCGGAGAACATGTACGTGCAGGCGATGCGGTCGGCGGTCGAGCGCGGCGACCTCGACGAGATGTCCTTCGCCTTCCG